CGCATGTATGAATGACTTTAATTGATAGTCTCTTACTTCAAGTGGTATGTTTAATGTTGAGATGAATTGTTCTGCCTCAACAACAGAAAAGTTTTCGGTGCAGTTAACATCAGCATCAATCTCTAATTCATAATCTCTTTCTTTACAGAATGTTTCAATGTAAGGAACAAGACCATGATAGATGGTGAAGTTTCTTAGGTCTGCCAACCTAATTTTACCATCCCATACCCGTGACTTAAATGCGGGAGTAAATTGATAACCAGGAACATAAAAAGTAAAGTAGTCACTCAGCTCTTGTGCAACATTGCGTTCACATTCAAACTGAATATATGCTTCATTTTTTTTATGTAATATTAAATCAGACACCTTGAATGAATCTTTCCCATGCTATAAAATCTCTCAACTGAAATGTACGAGAATTCAATTCTTTCAATATGCTTTGGCATACATCAACAATTTCATCATGTACAACTTTTTGAGCAATGTACTTGTTGATATCTTCATCACTCTCTAAGTATGTAGTAATGTCGGATTTGAGTACAAATGGAAATGGTTCCCATCCGTGTTTTTCAAGTTGGTCTTTGTCTAACTTACCTGTGTAATACTCCCACTTCAACTTCTTCATTTTGTTATACTTGAACTCAGCCTCTTTTGACAGCAAACGGTGCCTTGAAAGTATGTTCAAATACTTACTATGAAGTTGGGGTATGTTGATAAGTGCTTTGCCAGGTTCTGTTCTATCAATAACAGAGTCGGCACGCCACATTTCCAATAAATCATCAAGTTGTTTCATAAAATATAAATCCTCCTATTTGTAGAGGATACACTACCAAAACTTAATTGTCAAGCCTGTTTAAAATAATTTTTCAATATCGAAGTAACTGTACCTAAATGTAGCATCGGCACTCATTGTGGTATCAGGACTATCGGTTGCACTTAATATGAATTGTGATACAGATGTTGGGAAACAATCGTAAAATTTAAATCTGTAATATGGTGTGTTGGATGATGACAACACAGTTAATGATGCATCAGAGTATTGTGGTTTAGGTTTAGACATACCACCCGCAACTCTATTCAATTGACCTAGACTTTGATATTCACCAAAGTCATGTGGGAATGTCATTGCACGAATCCAATCATGCATTTCTTTCCATGCTTTTAATTCTTCATCAATCAAAAAGGTCACATTCAATACATCATAGATGGCTTTTTCACCAGGAAGATAAACATCTACGAATGGGTTGTTTTGTGGAACTTCTGATAATGCGATACCAGGAACACTTACTGATTGACAGAAGTATTGTACACTAGGTGCCCTTGAAAAATTCAATGTGAATTTATTGGGTTGTAGTATATTAGGATTTGTGGGGTTTCTTGTGATTGCACTCATATTGGTATTTATAAACAAAAAAAGAGGCACCGAAGTGCCTCTTTTAAGTACCCTCTTAGCGGGGTTTCTATTACATAATGTTCTTAACTTTGAACGCTCTGTAGTAGTTATTAGTCAAGACGGTGTTAGCGCCAGAACCTTGTGTAGTACCTTGTGCAAATGGGTTTGCAACCATACCGTAACGGGTCTTGAAACCAATCTTAGGTTGGAAGGTAGTTGTGTCAACTGCACGAACCATTTGTAATGGAACGTATGGGCAGTAGAACAAACCAGCGTCATAAGCATTTGTACCTTTGTAACCAACAACTGCAAACTCGGATGTACCGGATGCAACGAAGTATGGGTCAATGTACACTTTGATACGACCAAACAATGTACCAGCAAATGTGTTACCAGTATCGTCAACTGTCAAGTTAACTTGTGACTGCAATGCAGAGTTGTAATCGAGAATACCAGCCATTGCCAATGCAGATGCAACATCTGAAGAGCAAATCATGATATTACCTTTACCTCTACGAGTTGCTTTTGCAATCGCATTGGCTTCACGTTCGATTTGGAATGCCAAACCTTTAACTTTTTCAACCATCCAACGACCGTTAGAATCTGTGTCTAAGTCAAATGTACCGGCAGTAGTAACGCCGATTTGTGCGCCTGTTACAGCAGTACCGTAGATTGTACGAACAACTTCACGGTTAATCTCTGCCAAAATTTCAGCAGAAAGAATGTTGCTCAATTCTGTTTCAGCGTCAAGACCGTGAACTGCTTTTAAGTCTTGTGCTAATTCGATTGAGTATTCTGCTTTCAACGCACGGGTGTTAGCAGTAACAGTAACTTTCTCAATTGAGAAACCCATTTCTTGGAATGGATTGTCTTCACCCTGAGCAGTAGTGAAACCTAAACCTGCGGCAGCATTACCAACGAATGTGTTAGCTGCAGCAGCACCAATTGCCAATGAAGTTTGTGCAGGTGCACCGTTAGATGTGAAACCAGTGTTAGCTTCGTTAAAGAAAGCTTCAACACCAGAACCTGGAGCACGTGTAGTACCGTACATAGAACGCATTGCGAAAATCAAACCTGTTGGGCCTGTCATTGGTTGTACACCGCAGATATCGTAAGCGATTAAGTTAGGTAGTGAACGGCGAACCAAACTGATTAAGATTGGGTCAAAACCGGCAACAGGACCTGTTGCAGTTGCGCCAGAACCAAAACCGCCTGTACCAGCAGAGTTAGTTGGTGCAGTTTCTTGCAACATACCGCCACCTTGTTTTTGCATTTCAGTTGCTTGGTTTTCCAAAACAACTGCTGTTACCGCACGCTTGTAAGGGTCGGCAATTTTTGGGAGGTCAGCGTGGTCTAATACGCCTTCCCATTTTTTTTGTAATGATTCGGACAAATACATTATTTTATCTCCTAGGGTTTACTAATTAAAATTTGTTTTTAGAAATTGCTTGAGATACAGCGGCAACGAATGGGTCATGAATGACTTTCTTTTCTGCATCTGTTTCTTCAAACTGTTCGTTTAGTTGTGCTTCTGTGGCTTTTTTAGTGCCTGAAGGAAAATAGTTTTCACGGATAGTATCAAGCTTTGATTTGTATTCATCCTCTGTGGAGAATTCTACACCCTCTGCGAGTGATTTGATTTTTTCAGCTTGAGTTGCGGTGAGACCTTCTGTAACTTCACGAGCAATTTCACTCTTGCGTGATTCTACCAATGCTTTAGCATATGATACACCACGTTCGATTTCTTCATTGAGTTTGCTTTCAAGTTCTTCAACTTTACCTGCAAGTTCATCAACGAGGTCGACTTTTTCGGCAGGAACATCAATGTAGTGTTCTGCGAATAGATTACGCAAACCACCGATGAAGTCTTCTGTCAATTCAGCACGAAGACCAGATTCGATTGCGATTTGGTTTTCGTCCATCCACTGCTCAACAACATAAGAAAGATAGTCATCTACTTTTTCTGTTAAGTCAGCTTTAACTGATTCGACTGCTTCTTCAAGCATGCCTGCATATTTTGTTTCAATTTCTTCTTCGATTTGAGAAACACGGTCTTCAACACGAGCTTCAAAAATAGTAGAAACTTTTGATTTGAATTCTTCTGAAATGGTAGAATCATCAGCAAAGAGAGCATCAACATCCTCTTTCATCTTTTCTTTCATTTTCATTTTTTTCATCATTGCTTTATCTTCTGCTGCATCATCGTGCATTTTTTCAGCAATAATTTCTTCTTCTGAAACTTCTTCTTCACCCATAGTCTTTTTACCACCACCCAATTTTATTTGAGTATCAGCAGATGCAGATGAAGGCTTAGTTTTTGGTGCTTCAGCTTGTTTAGCGCCATTAGGTTTGACATCGTAATCCTTGTAAGGATCCTCACCCACACGGTCTTCACCTTGAGCAGGTTTGTTAGTTGGTCCACCTAATTCAGTATATTCTGAACCAGGCATTTTTTCCATTGGCATACCGCCTTTACCCTTGCTTGATGCGAGGATATCTGCAGCTGCTTCCATTAGTTTGTTCTTTGACATTAGGAATCTCCTTATGATTTCTTATTTATAAAATTAAAGTTTTCTGAGGTAATTTTCAAACAATTTAAGAGCAACTGCTTCAACTTGTTTAGAAGATGCTCTTGTTATTTGTCTTTTAGCGTTATCAAAATCTGCTTCTACAAAGCGTCCTTCAATAAACATCCATTCTTTGTTTTCCATGATGCCGTTAACAAATGCGCCTGGAGCAGATGGGTCTGCCACAATATCAGCCGCCGTTGCCAATTTTAGGTCGTCTTGGACAAGGTTGTAACCTTCTTTAGTCATGGTTACAGAACCTAGTGCTCTTGAAGAAACTCCTAGGTTTACTCCGTTATCAATAAAATTTTTAACGATTTGGCCGTATGGTGTATCAAGTACTAAAGCTTTTCCATAAAATGTATTTCCATCTTCTTTGAGGGAAACAATTTTATGTGAAACTCTTTCTAGGTTTAATGTTGGTGTATCAGGATGTCCTAATTCACCTAACGCACGATTTGTTTTGATGTATTCTTCATCATATCGTTTAACTTCGTTTCGCAATGTCTTCATTTCATACATGCGGTTGTTTCTGTTAACGGTATCACCTACTAAGAAAGTACCTTCAATGTAGAGGTTCTTTTTACCGTTTTCTGTTGCTTCAGTCAAATACTTAACTGACTCAATGTGTTCTCTAATAAGTTTCATTTTAGAATCCGTTTAATGAATTAGCGTATGTTGCTTCTTTGGTGAGTTCTAAGACTACAAAACCACCTGTGTTAATTGTTACAACAATAGGTTGAGTATTGTTATTTGCTAAAGTAGTATTTAACAAATCAAACTCAATAGTACCCGCATTATGCAAAGTAAGAATTGGTACACTATTACGAACAATTTGAATACTGCCGTTTGTTGACCATGCAACCTTACGAATGTTTGCGGCAGTAACAGTTTCATTGGCACCAGATGAAAGGTTTGCCAATGCAATGGTTGTTCCTGTATCAATAATTCTAGCTATTGATGCTGAACGATTTGAGTTTATATATTCGAATGCCATTTTATCTTAATCCTATTGATGAACGTCTACGCATACTCATTCGTCTTTTCACTAATGTGCGGCGTAATTTTGCTCTTCTAGTTGTTTTCCATGACCTCTTTAAAAGTCTTGCTTTTCTTAATCTTACTGTCGCAGGTATACGCTTAACTGTATTACCTGAAATTCTATAACCTTTAATGCTAGAGCGTCTAATGTTCTTTTGAACAACAATCTTACCCTTAGCATTTCTTCTAATTCTTCGGCGAATCTTTTGAATTCTACCTTGTTTAATAATATTTGGATTGCGTTTAGTCGCTTCATCCAAAACTTCAATAAACATATCTTCTGCAACATAACGCTTTGCTTCTGCAAGACGTTTTGCAACTATCTCATTTAGATGAGCAAATAACTTTTCTTTTGCCTCATCTAATTTGTTTTCTATTAATGATGATACAAAACTCATTTTGCATGTTTGAAAGCAAAGTCAGATGCTTTCTGAAAATGTTCTGGAGACTTGTGTACCAAATCTGCAAACTTCTTTTTGTTCTCATCATTTAATGCTTTGTGAACTTGCGTTAATGCCGAAGCAGTAAAGTGGTCAATCTTACGAGTATGACCAGATGCAAATTTAACAGGTTGTGCCTGTTTATCATTCACTATCTTATGTAGTGTATCCATTACCGCTTCATCTATCGTTTCTTCCATTATGCGACCTTTATGCTCAATAGAAACAATCTTAGAACCAGGAGCATGATTAGTTACCAGTTTGTGTGCATGGTCTTCATTATCTGCTTTAACATTATATGACTTAGTATCAGTCTTAACATGATATTTTTGTTTAATTATTTTAGTTGGACCAAAATGTTTATCTTTCCAAGGATCGTTAGAAGCTTCTTCTAATTCAACTTCTTCAGCCTGAATAGATGCAACATCTACTGGACTATCATATGGTACAGAGAAGTATTTGTTAATTTGTTTATTGTGATATAATGCAATTTTTGTTCCATCAGGATACAAACGAATTGCTTTTCTTTTTAACAACAAAACATAAGGTGGTGTTGGACCTGGATTTTGTGCTTCGTCTAATTGTTCTGCCTCAATAATATCTTCATCTTCTTTAACTGCACGGCGTGCCTGCATGTTAATCTGTTTGTTATTAGAAATTAAATCTACCATCTTGTTGAAGAGGTTTTGAATAATCATTCTATCTGCATTATTAAAAGATGGTTTATCTTCACCCATCTTATCTAAGATTTTATGAATACGTTGCATTTGTGCCTTATTGGCAAGACCAGCACGCACCAAAGTGTCAAACTTTGAGTAGTCTGACTTTTCTTCTTCAACGATAGTTTTGAATTCTACTAAAGATTTCATTGTTCTTCTGTGGCAACTTCTTGTGTTTCTTCACCATTGAAAACGGCTTTAGCGAGTTCAACTTTACGGCTTTCTAATGCTTCAAATGCACGAGCAGAAAGCATATCATTTAACATATCTCTAGCAACCGATGCATTACCTGCCGCTAATTCGTCAATAAATTCTGATGTTTGCATATTATATCCTTTTTTAAATTATCGCTTATTTAGTAGAGATGAATATTTTTCCACATCTGAATCTAGTTGTGGAGTCAACGATTCATTCGCTGCTTCATCTTGTGTGTTATCTACAGGGGGGTTGGATTCTGCATCAGCTTGTTGTTGCTGTTGCATTTCTGGTGGCATTGTTGGACCACCCGTACCATCTGCCTCTTCTTTTGCAATTTGTTTCTTCATTTCGGCAATAGTTTCTTTGTCCATCTGAAGAACATTCTTTTGAACCCACTCCATAGAGTAGTATCTACCAATGTATGGATCAACATTTTGCAACACACTTAATCTTTCACGCAAGATTTCAGCATCACGCATTTCGGTGAAGTTG